GCCCCACAAGTCCACATGTAAACGTGGGCTATAGTTCCAACCTTTTTCACAGCATAAGTTAGCAATACGCAACTTGTTAGCTTCGTACGGTTGTACAATACCACCTTGTGGCATTAGATAGATAACACCGTCGAATCCACCTGCTCTAAAAGCATCTGTGGCCTTAACTGCTTCAGTAACATGCTCATCTGTTTCAACTACAAACTTAAGATAAGTGTGACCATAATCTTGATAATCCCTAACAATATCAGGACAGATAGCATCTTCCCACTTCTCCCCACTTGCTGATAACTTAGCACTCACGCTAAATGTAACTTCTCTGCCTGGTTTCTCACTGGTCCACTTCTTTAGATATTCTTTGAAGTTGGCATGTAACTCTTGAGTACCGTTAGTTTCAAATGTAATGTTCTTTAAGTCTGCCATACGAGGATGACTTAACATTTCCTCATAAGCACGTTGCCAACCTAATAGTGGCTCGCCACCTGTGATAACCAAGTGTACATCATTACCGTTGTTTTGTGCCCAATGCCAGTTTGGAGTTAGCTTCAACATCTTGTCCACAAGTTCTTCTGTGGTGTATGTTGGTGACAAATGTTTAAATGCAGGATGCCATGACGCATAACTGTCACATCCAGTTTCAACTAAGGGTAAACTTGTAAAGTCTTTATACTGGTCTACAACCTTGGCAACTTCATCTGCACCTGTAGACTTTTCGCCTGGCTTACAACCAAACCCTGCACAAGTAAAGTTACAACCATAAGTTCTTAAAAACACCGAAGGAACGCCAACAAAGCGTCCTTCACCTTGTAAACTATAAAATAGTTCGCTTACTTTTATTTTCATCTATTCCACCACGATTCCCAAGGAAAATCAATCCAAACATCTTCTTCTGCTTTGTTTATTGTAACACCCGTGTAGTCTACTGTCAACTCACTACCACTCGATTCGTTATCAAACAGCGTGGCTATGCGTGTTGACTTATTCCATATAGTCGACCAACGATGAGTATCCGAAAAAGAATCACTAGTCCAACTGTGTTTAATATGGTTTAACGTAGCACCCGAATCATTGATGTCATCAACGATCAGAATTTTTTTGAGCATGTAAGCATCTTCGGGCATCCAAGTATTTTTTTCAACATAAGCATGATCACGTAGGTTAACTTTGAGTGTGTGCATGGGTATGTCTAAGTATTGACTAATCATGTTAGCTGGAACAAGTCCACCACGTGTAAGTCCCACAACATAGTCAGGTACCCATTGATCTCGATGCATTTGACGGAGAATCTCTTGCACCTGATGCTCTACATCAGTCCAAGTTACTAGTTGTTTTTTCATACTTTCTTTGCTTTGACTAAAAGATGCCAACCTAAATATTCTTTTACGGCTTGACGCATGGCCTCAGGCATGGCCTCAAACCAAGTTTCTAGTTCATAGCGACCTTGCTTGTAAGCATCAATGTTGTACATAAAACAATGATCCTGACGAATACGTTCTACGTGAAACTTTTCGCCTAGTAGGTCATGTATTTCATTTTTAGTATAACTCTTGGCATACGGGCAACCAGATTGTGCTTCGTATTGATCAAGACCTTTGTTGATCATTGCTTGTTTCCACGAGTTCTTGGCATATACCATAAAGCGGAACTCGCCACCAGGTGCTAGAATGTTGTGAACGCGATCAATGATTTGGTCGATTGCCGGGAAGTGATGGATAACACCATAACTGTAAACACAATCCATTTGAGGTAATGTAGCATACGAACTTTCATCGCTAGCACTGCCGACAACAAAAGTGCCTTCAAGTCCTTCGATGTCAAATCGTTTACGTGCTAGTTCAACACTGGCCTCAGAGTAATCAATGGCATAGTATTCGGCTCCTGCACGAGCAAACTCAGCCGCATCAGATCCAATACCTGGACCAATCTCTAACACACGTTTTCCCTGCCAAAGATGGAATCCAGCAAACTCAGGAATATGTGGTTCTACAAGATAACGTCTGGCACTAACATCTTTAAAGAACTCTAATGTTCCGGGTTCGTTTTTACTGTGCTTGACGTTGCATGGTTGTGCGTTCCAATAACGCTTGATTCGTTGTTCTAAAGTTTCGGTCATTTTTTAAAAGATAAGTGAAATTGCATCATTTGTTTATTAACATCATTGGCCTTGAGTTTTTCCCATGGGTCTTGTTTCCTAGCTTTGACATTTTCCCAGAACTCAGTACTCAATCCTTTAATCTTCATAATCTCAGCTAGTTTATCGCAATCAACCATACGTCGTTGAATCCAACTAAGGTGATGGAAGTCCTTAGGATCATTTGGATTGTTTTCGTACATAGGACGATTTTCAAAAGTCTCATCACCGTTGTTGCCAGTTAAGTCATGTCGATCATGTGTAACATACACAGGGATACGTTCCCAGATATCTAACATATACGCAGTTTGACTCAACCATGCATCGGAGATTTGATGCGGACTTAGATAACCCATGTAATCAAACCACTCACGTGGAACAATAGGGAAGATCGAATATGGATGATCTTTGTGCGTATGGAACGCTAGCAGTTTAAACTGTCCGGTGTAGCTGGCAATGATTTTATCCCAACCCGATGTGTCCATAATAGCATCATCATTCCAGAACACTAACCATTCAGCATCAGATTCAGCAGCCAAAGCATTAACGTATTCGTTAAGACGCCCATACCCCATGCGTTCAAAGCTCAATGCGGTATAGTTAACGCCCTTTTCATCTAACCACGGTTGAAGCTCTTCTTGAAAATGTTCAAATCCTATTTGATCATCGTCGTCGAACCCAAACATAAGTTGCACAGTGTCTAGTTGTACAGCTCGATTAACCAGGCTAATAACACTGCGACTAAGTGCGGTGTCACGTCCTCTAGTGGGCAACAATATTGCTATTTTATATTTTTTACTCATAAATCACCAATGTCTAATAACTCCAGCAATAATAAACATGTTAGTAATAAGATAACACAATACTATTGCTGTACGAATTAAGGCAATACGATCTGCTTCTTGATCGGTCTTGCCATGTTTTTCGCCTAGTGCTTTGTCCCATAGGCGCCATGCTTTACGCAAACAAGTCCTCATTCCATTCACGATGACCTTCGCGGAACGCCATGTTACTTTGTGTTTCTCTTACTTCTACTCTAAAACACCACAAGCGTTCATTCTTCTACTCCGAAATGTTCCTTTAACTTGTTGGCAGCTTTCATTTCATAAAAATGCTCTTCTGATAATATTGTTCGTAATCCATTGGGCCCAGGTGTATGACTATACTTGAACTTTTCGGAGTATTCCCCGTCAGGGTCTAGCAAATTCGCACATTCCCGAACAATCAACTCGGCGAACTTTTGATTAAAAGTTTCTTTATATCCAGGATGACCGATAGCTTGGACATATACAAATTGTGAAGCATATTCGTCGGCCTGTTCAGCAAGTTGTTTAATCTTCTCGTTTATATATTTTTCCTAATCTGTAAATTCATTCCACTCTCGATGCCCTTGCCGCATTGCCATGTTGCTTTGTGTTTCACGAACCTCTACTCGACAACACCAAATACGCTCTGCTTCTGCTTTACCATAACTTGGTAAGAAGATAGTGTTTACATATTCGTATAAGAAGTCAGCAATACCTTCGCATCCGGTCTTTTCTACTTCTGTAATCTTAGCAATACCGACATCGTGTAATGCTACTAATAAATCTTTATGAGGGTCGTCTATGGCTACTAATAAACGATGATCAAACCATTCTTCTAATTGCTCTTTAAGTGGGCGAAGTCCGCCGTAATCTTGAACCCAGTTCCGGACATCTAAATCATCTGATTCAAAAAAGAATCGCACAGTTAAGGCATAACCGTGGACAATAGAACATTTGCCATCATCTCGCCATTGGCGATATGCCACAGGAAAGGCATCTTTATATTCTTTTGTGCTCATATACTTCTTTTGAATTGCTGGGTATGTCATTTTAATCCTTTATATAAAACCAATTGTGTTCTGTTTTAATTTTACACTCAATAGCGTATCTTGTCAACTTTGTATTTGCCATACACTCAGTTACACTATTAAATACTCCAAACGGAGTGCTTATTTTTTTGCCAGTAGTCGGAGTGAGCCCTACTACAAATCCTTCCGGGATAAGATCATTTTTATCAATATACCGTTTTTCTTTAGTAAGTGGATTATGGCACCCTACTCTTCCTTTGGTAGTTCCTGTATAATGGACGCCGGGCTTGTATCCTTCTGGGACTGGATCTCCGTGTTTAATATAAATCTTATGTTCGCCATTATGATAAACTTTGGTCTGTCCTTTTTTTGGTCCATATGATTTTCCTTTAACTCCGCCGTCTAACCAACCTTCGGGGACAGAGTCAGTTGGACTAATCTTTTTTGCTTCACCGGTTAAGGGATTATGAATAACTCTGGTTTCTTTTTGTTTATTGAAGAACGGAATAAACCCGTCTGGGCATTCGGTTCTATATACAACGGCATTAGTTGTTGGATCAATATATGGATGTGTGCCTTTGTGCGTTTGGCCACCATCACCGACTTCGGGCATTAGATTGGCCCATTCGTTGGATTCTACAATATTATATAAGTTGCTGTAGTATAGTCCATACTTTGCTAAATCATTTTTATCGTATAGTCCAAGCACCGTTGTTTTTATGGTATATTCTGGATGGGCATTAAGAGTGCGACGCCATAGTTTACCAGATCCTTTGTATTTTAAGTGATCTGCTGGGTCTTTATATTGTTTGCGTTTACACAGGTATTTTAGCCCTGTTTGCTCAATCTCTTTAATCATAAGGTAATACATTTCAACTCTCCGTAGTCTAACTTTATTTATCATACTATGGTAGTTTCAAATATTTTCTCCTAAGTTAAATTTTAACATAGGCTTGCAGAATTTGTAAAGCGGGATGAATGCCGAAAAGGCCGCTGTTGAATAACTATTTATTATCCATCAATTCAACAACGAACAACGCACCGGCCCACATAGCCGAACTCATCCAACCCCACACAGCTGGGTCGTTTCCGTAGTGTACGAATATGTTAGCAATACTGCTTAGGCATCCAAATAATGTTACATATTTCATTTTTTGTAGTTTCCTTTCCCTGGAATGGTATTACGAACTCCACCTACTGGATCTTTTACATCTCCTTTGCGACGCGGAATTAAGTGTATATGTGGCCAACCAATCGTTTGTCCAGCTGCCTCGCCGTAGTTCATGCCAATGTTAAATCCATCCCACTGATTTAGCTCTACCATCTTCTTGCCATAACGCACAGCATCTTCGAAGGCATCTGTTAGCACACCCATGGTGTTGTATTTTGGAACAAACAACAAGTGCCCTTCGGTACAAGGATACTTGTCGTTAAATACTCGAACGTGATAGTCTTCGCTTAGAACCAAATCCCATGGTGCTGTACTGTCCTCAATGAGGTCTGGTAAGTTATCAAAAATACTATCACGTCTTGACATATTAAAATCCTTGTTTGTAATATACACCTGCTTGGTATGATCCATCTTGACCAGCCATGGCGTTTAGGCTAACACTGTGAGCACGGTAGTTGTAAGCATAACTAGTACCTACAAAACCCACTGCACGATTACGTATTTTACTTGATACAGTTTCGTATTGCATAGTGCCTGTTTCGTCGATTGCAGTAGGAATGGTAAGATCCATACTACCAGCAACAACAGTTGGCTTGACACCGCCATAGACACTAAATCCACGATCGCGATAACCTGTAATAGCATATGCACTGTAGATTGGTGTTACACGACTAACCATACCATAGTTGTAGTTGCCGGTGGTTTGCATTAAACCTGCTTGGGCATACATGCCAGTTGGCTCAGGACTATACACTGCACTAAACTCTAATGTCATTGCATCGCGACTTTCACCCCACATACCAGCAAAGTTAATCCAGGGATTATATGCCATTTGTGTCATGGTAACTTGATATTGCATAGTTTGGTGTTCACGTGCCAGGGCCTGTGTGTTTACACCTACAGTAGTTACACCTAACCCTGTGCCCACAGTAACACCGTTAAATGTATTAACCGAACTGGCATATCGACTTGACCAACCTTGCCCCATTACGTGAGGAACGTATGCTGTTGGCTCGATATAACGTGATGTTGTTGCTGGTGTTAAGTTTACTTGATAACCACGTTGGAACTCGTCTACTGCACTGACACTGGCTAACTTAGCAGTAACATTAGAACTCAATCCACTAACAGATAGTGTACCACTTAATGGTGCAGTTGTACCAGTTCGTCCTGTAGTTGAAATACCCAAGGTACCTACTGGTTGTGTAGCACGATCTAAATCCAATAAACCTTGACCGTGTGTATTAACATTATAGTTAGGCAAGTTTTTGTTGGCTGTTTTTAACAAAACTTGAACAATCTGATCACCTTTCATGTACGGCCAAAGTTGGTGTACCACAGCCGCGGCTCCTGAAATAGCCGGTGCTGCCATACTTGTACCACTCATTTCTTTGTAAGTGCCATTTAGATAGGTACTGTTAATAGCCACACCAGGTGCTAACAAATAAAAGTCACTGGCACGGTACTTGTCTGTACATAGATTGTTGACTACCACACGACACATGTGCCCAGCTTGTGCGCCACTGATAGTGTTTGTAGTAGTGTTATAGTTGCCGGCAATAATCACTCGCCCACCTAACAATAAGTTACCATTGGCATCAGTTGATGTGGCAAAAATACTTGGACTGCTGACAAATTTAGTTGATTGATTACCAGCGGCAATAACCAATACTGTTTCTTGCCCTAGTGATTTGGCCCATGGAGTGGCATCTTGCCCATTGTAATACCCGGTGGTAATGCGTGGGTTGGCAAAATATGTTTTGTTCCAATATGTACCATCAGCTTGTTGTGTAACACCTTTAAGGAACGTGGCATCATATGTAGTTGAGGTACTTAGATTAGCCACAACAATGTCTTGATATTGCTGTGCCCAGACCAGCGCCGAATACGCATTATTCATGTTCACATTGGTGGTGTCGGAGATCTTGGCAATGGCCAAATCAGCGCCCGGAGCAACCCCAAACATGCCTGTGCCATTCATACTAGCGGCGGCAATACCTGCCACGTGAGTACCGTGACCTACTTTATCTTGTAGTCCAGTTTTTGTATAGTCGATACTGTATTTGATCTTGCCCGCAAACTCTTTATGGTTTACATCAATACCTGTGTCCATGATCAAAATAGTTGACCCTGCACCAGTAAGTCCTCGACTGAGTGCGGCATTTTGTTTAATAGCCACAGCAGTTCGATTATACTCTGATGTTACACTGAGCGTGCCGCCTGTGGTTGACGATGACTGTAAGGTTCTAGAAGTCATCTTACCATCAGTATAAGTTAATAACCAAACTTGCTTGGTTACTGACCCATCAGGATTTTTTATTGAAACAGTGTCGGTATTATATACTACAGTTTGGGCAAAAGCCAAACCTGACACTAGAGTTAAAACAGCAAAGATTTTTTTCATTGTGAAACCTAAAGAGAGTTACGATAGTATTAGTATAACACTATCGTACTTTGTGGTCAACTACTGCTAAGTTGTTGATTTATAAAGGATTATCTAGGAGCAAACTCTTGTTGTAGCTTGATATTGTCCATAAACTCTTTTTTAACTGTTGGATCTGTTTTAAAAACCCCAGTTAATACAGTAGTTTGTGTCAATGAACTATGCGCCATAATGCCACGGTTCTCACAACATCCGTGGGTGGCTTGAATATACACACCTACGTTTTCACTGTCTGTTGCTCGCTTGATCTCTCTAGCGATATCGTTACAAAGTTCTTCCTGTAGTGTTCCACGACGAGCGCACCACTGAGCAATACGAGTGTACTTACTAAGACCGATAAGTTTGTTAGCGGCAATAATGCCAATGTAAGCAACACCAGATACTGGTTGGTGATGATGGCTACACATACTGCGAAGTTCACTTCTAACCACAAGCATACCTTCATATCTATCCTCTGAGTCATTTGGAAAAGCTGTTGCATCTGGCGCAGGTTCATATCTACCTGCCATGATTTCGTTAAAATACATTTTGGCCAAACGACGTGCTGTACCTTTTGAGTTTGGATCTTGTTCGCGGTCAATCAACAGTGTGTCTAATACACTTTCAAAAGCCACAGTGGCTTCATCGATTAACTGTGCTTTTTGTTCTTCTGTAACATAGTCGCTAATGTTATCGCCAGCCCAGAAGCGTTTGCCTCCTGCTCGCATTTGTTCTCTTAATACTTGTGCTAGATTTTTTTCTGCCATTTTATTTCTCCGAGTTATTGATGACGAGGATGTCATTCCACGATTGTAATGTTTCTACAGTCGGGATACGCAACAAACTTTGGTGATTCGTTGACGTGTGGTAATAGTTTAAGTCCAAGTTCTGCTTCTTCTATAGTTGGTTTATAATGGTATCCTACTTTGAACACCTGTTGATTCTGCCATGGAGTGATTTTGAGTTCTCGACCATCATATCTTTGTTGGCTAAGTTGATCATAAACTTCCACGTCATCAGTAAGTATAGCACCACCGCGGCCTATTTGTAAAGGCTTTCCATTGCCAAAACTTAAACATTGTAGTTGCCCTGATCTATACATATTTCTTTCAAGCCTACGAGCACTGTCCCAAATACGTGTGCCATAGAAATGATATTCTCCGGTCCAAACTTCTCCAGTTAATCCGTAGGTAATGCCTAACTTATGCATGGTCATTGGTATGCTTAGATAGGTAAATGCACTGAACCTAGTACGTTTAACTTGATCAAATCTCAGACACAACTCAATAGCATGAGTGCAACAATCGGTCATCACAGCATATGGAGCACCTGTATATTCAGCCAGTGCTTGCTCAAACTCAAATATCTTGTCAAACATTATACCAAGCCCAAGCATGCCCAATGATGTCATGCAACTCATATTGCGGTTCCCAACCACTAACTTTTATAAACTTAGCAGCATCGGCAGTAAGCACAGCAGGATCTCCTTCTCTTTTGGGTCCTGTTTGAACATTGAGCGTCTTACCAGTGATTGTTTGTGCAGTGTTAATAATTTCTTGATTGCTGATCCCAGTACTGGTCCCTAGATTGTAAATGCCACTGGGTATTCCGGGTACCATGGCATTGATATGTGCCTGTGCTAAATCTGCTACGTGAATATAATCTCTTACACAAGTACCGTCCGCAGTATCATAGTCTGTGCCATTGAGTGTAAATGTTTGACCATCACGCATGCTTTCTAACACACGAGCAATGATATGTGTAGCACCGGGTTCTTGACCATGTCTAGCAGTAGGATCTGCACCGCACGCATTGAAATATCTAAAACTTACATAGTCTAGATTGTAAGCACGATGATAACTTTCAAGCATCCAATCAATCATGAGCTTGCTTTGGCCATATGGGCTGATAGGTTCTGTAGGATCAACTTCTTGGCAAGGAGTCATAACTGGTGTACCATAAGTAGCCGCAGAGCTTGAAAATATAAACCTACCCTGCCATTTGGCAATCATTAAATGATCAACCAATCTCTGTGTGCGAACAAAGTTGTTGGCATAATACACTTGCGGATTAGTTATACTTGGGCCAACTAAACTAGTACCAGCACAGTGAATGATAGCATCAAAGTTATGATTGGCTATCCAAGTTAGTGCATCGTTGCTGGCAAAGTTATCCTGTGCAAACTCTGCAAATAGTCCTAACTTGATCAGATGCTCGGGCAATGGTCTAATG